AAGAAAGCCCCTAAGAAAGCCCCTAAGAAAGCCCCTAAGAAAGCCCCTAAGAAAATTTCAACTGCCAAGGGAAACAAAAAACCGGTTGATGTGGGAAAAATTGAAGAGAAAATAAAGGGGACCCATCCGGAGGTGTCTGAAAAGTCTATGTCGGCTTTTAAAACTGGTAAACTTGGTAAGATTGTTGGGGATCAAAGCCCCAATATGCCTTCTGGTTCTAAAAGTAAACGTCTGGTGCCGTTGGAACCCGCTGAAGATATTAGTAAAGAATCAAACTTCAATGACGATGATTTAGTAGATTAAATGAATATTATATTTGGTTCTGGTCTTGTGGGTTTGTTGGCTAAAGCCATATTTCCATCGTGGAAAATAATTCCATTCTATAGATCAAGGTTCTTTAGTTATAATCCTGCTTTAGATGATAATTATATTGTAAGAGATACAAGGCTTGATTCGTTTATAAAAGATTTAATGGTGATGCCTCCGGCAGTATACCCTTATGTCAAAGCGTACTCTGTTGGTGGGGATTTAGTTAGAGAATATCACAAAAGCCTTTGTGAAGATTGGTTATATAAAGTATTTGGGGTTAATTATCCGAATCATGCGGAAAAATATTTTTCCACAAGGATGACACAATTTGTTTATGATTTACGATTGAATCAGTTATACCAATCATTGACTAATAAATATATTGATGAAATAAAAGAAGAAGCATCTAAAGGTTGTGTTGAAAGCATAGGCAACCACTACTTTGTTAGGAATGGAAAACGTGTTGATTTTGATAATGCAATCAGCACAATTCCGTTAGATGCTCTGCAAAAATTAATGGGTATCAATAGTAAATTAGAATCTAAACCCGTACATTATCTTCATGTAAAGACTAATGATTTAGATTTTGAAGGAGCAAATCAAGTTTTTGTGGTTGATAAATCGTTTGGGTTTCATAAAGTGACAAATATTGCTCAGGGGAGATATATGATACACTGCCATGAAAATATTCCGCAACCGGGCGCTTATTTCATGGCATTTATGAAAAATTTTGATATTATAGATGGCACATCTATAAATGGTGTAATTCCAATAGGAAATTTACCGAACTTGGATGATGCTGTTGACAATGGCATATTTTGTGTTGGTAGTTATGCAGAATGGGATTGGTGTGCAGATATTGGCACTTGCATCATACGGCTCTTGGGTCATTCGCAAAGACAATTAAGATCAAAACCGGTTTTTAACTCAAATGGCTAATCACATCATTATACCAGCTAGGCTAGACTCTACTCGTTTACCTAGGAAATTGTTATTATCCGACACTGGTATACCAATGATTTGGCATACTGTGCGATGTGCCAAATCTACTGAATTGTCGGATTCGATAGTTGTTGCTACTGACAGTGATGAAATTAAAATGTGCTTTGGAAGCACCGATGTTGTGATGACTGAAAAATGTTGTAGTGGTACTGAACGCGTCGTTAGTTGTTGTAATATAAAGAAATTTGGTCCTCGTGATATTATAGTTAATTTGCAGGGCGATGAACCAGAGTTGGAACATGAATATGTTGACGATTTGATTACTAGTTTAATGCAGGATGAAAACTGTGATGTTGCTACACTAGCATCGTTAGCATCATCAGACGAATATGTTAATCCGAATGTTGTAAAAGTGGTTATGGACAACAACAGCCACGCGATGTACTTCAGCAGGTGTTCTATTCCATACCATGCACAAAAGAAACGTTTTTTCCACAGGAGATTAGGATATGCTCGTGTTGGAGATAGTTTTAAACATGTCGGGGTTTATGCTTATAGGATGAGTTTTTTAAACCAATTGAGCAATATGAAACCGCCGAAAGCATGCCATGATAGTGAAAAATTAGAACAACTACAATGGTTGGAGAATGGTTTTAATATTAAAGTGCTGGTGCGTGATATTAAATCTACTGGGATAGATACAAGAGAAGAATATGACAATTTTGTGAAAAGGTGGAATAAACATATGCGTTCATAATGGTGGGTAAATCATGGCCAAAGTATGTATTGTGGGAAGTGCTGATAGTTTGACAGGCAAGGGTCTTGGTAAGGTAATAGACTCTCACGACATAATTATAAGAATTAATCAACCGCAGATTTCTGGGTTTGAAGAAGATGCAGGTTCTCGGATAACCCATTGCTATATATCACCGTGGCAAATAATTGGGTGGGCGCCAAAAGGAAACGTGTGTGGGTTGTGTGATAAAAAGCGTAACCAACTCCGAAAACAATCAATTATCAAGGAAGATTGCTTTCATAAATTAAAGCTTGAAGATCGCCAAATAATTGTTTTGCAAGCACATCCTAATGGTTTAAATTATGATTTTCATAGTTTTTATAAAGAAATAAGTCATTTGATTGATGATAATGTTAATTTCAGTTTTATTAACACATTTAATAGTGGGATGAAGAAGTGGAGAAAAAGAGGTTTTTCTAGGATTCCAACAAGCGGCACCCAACTTGTGGAATATTATAGAAAAATCCATGGTAATATTGATGTAGTTGGATTTGGTCATCCGTCAACTGGTAAAAAAGATAAATTTTATCATTATTCGGATGTTGATAGATTGCACAGTATTTCAAATGATCCTCACGACATGAATATAGACATAGTGTGGTTGAACAAGTTGCATAATAAACATAAGATAAGAATATTAGAATTAGATGAAAGTAATAATACCATTTAAATTCGATTCGTCTAGATGCCGTAGGAAGAATGTTAGGGAGTTCTTTGATGGTGATTCTCTGCTTGACATTACCATAAAACATTTTTTAAAGTATGATCATGATGTATATTTAGTTTGTGTTAACGGCCCCGAAACAAAGCAATTAATAAAAAAACACAATGTAAATCATATTACTTTAAATGATGATTCAAATAATTGGATTAAAGTGTTGATTGAATTGTCTGGGATTCTAAATAAAATTTTTGGTCCTAACGAACCCATATGTTTTTGGCAATGTGTTGCACCACTATTTTGGTTATATAATGACATACAAGATTTTATGTCTTTTGCAGAAGAAAAAATAGGAGAATATGAATCAGTGGTTCCTGTATATGAGTTTGCTGACTATTTGGTAAACGAAAATATGCAGGGGATAAACTTTGGGCCGGGAAGCTGGCATGCGGCTTCGCAAGACCTACCCAAGCTCTACTATATTACTCCGATGGGCGTTTCTACACCAGCAGTTTATGAAAAATACCGTTATACATACTCGCCAAACTCGACAATGTGGGTCGCAGAAGGGCCATATATTGACATAGATACAGAAGAAGAAATGAAAATTGCACAAATACTTTATCGAGAAAAAATCAAAGAATTGAAAAATGATTGTATTTAAATAGTGGAAAAGATGTTTGTGGATTAATGATGCGTTCTCATTCTTTGTTATATGGTATTAGTACATAATGAGGTTTTTTATCAATTTTTTTACGTTGCATTATGTATTCATTACCTTTATTTCTTAAATATGTTTTCATGCGCAGAGAAAATGCAGATGCGGTTTTGATTGATGGTTTTATGGATTCTACGATGCTTTCTGCTAAGACGCCTTCGTTGCCTGCTTCGACCAAATCGTCATATATTGTGTCTAATGTTTTTTGCAAATCGTCTTTAGTTTTTTGTTCTTGTAAATCTTTTTGCTCTTTCAATTTTTGAACATTTTTTGCAACTGCAATAGTATTATCTAATTCTTGTTTTGCTTCTTGGGTTAATTCAATGACATCTTCAGATATCATATCATCAATATCTTCTCCGAGATTTACTTCTATGATAGATACTTTTGTTGGCATGGTTTGTACTCTGAAAGGATAATTATTGTGGTTAATACATGTGTATTTTGTAACATTTCTAATGATTTAAATACTGAGATGACTATCAAGCTAGAAGATGGATCTAAGATTACTGTACATATTTGTGATGAACATGCCGAAGATGCAACTATTAAGACAGCCAGAGCAGCGCATTTAGGGAAACAGCAACAAATTGATGCAGTGTTGGCGCAGGCTAAAGAATTAGGGCTAGAATTAAAGTTGACATTAGAACCAGAAGACAAGGAAATTAAAGCTAAAATAAAAAACAAAAAGAATCTTAAAGTTCCGGGTATGGAAGGCGACGATGTTGTTTCTACAAGCCAAATTGATAGTAGCAATGGGATGGTGTCGGTTGGGGGCAACGCCGGTGGGTATGCGGTTGATAGCCATTCGAGCCACGATGTGAATTCATTGAGTGATCAATTACCAGCTGAAGTCACAACGGGGAAAGCTAAAATGACAATGGCAGAAGGTCGGGGTGGCCAGCCAATCGCAATTCCTCAAAAAAGAGTCGACGGCACCGGCACTACTAGAATAAACATAATTAATACGGGTGGTGATCGAGCTTTGCAAGATCGATTTAAAAACATGTCTGATGAAGCTGGAAGTAAAGGAAGTAAAGATGGATATCAAGGAATGAGTGACTGCCCAATTTGCAAAGGTGATTGTGTTGTAATGAATAAGAACGAAGAATCAACTTGCCCTAAATGCAAAGGTTCTGGGTTTATATCGAGATAAAGATGTCATTAAAATGTCTTGTGACTGGCGGTTTGGGATTTATTGGATCCAACTTAGTTGAAAAGCTAAGAGAATTTGATTATGATATAACGGTATGGGATATTGCTCTTCACAGTCCTGAACAACTTTCTGGGTTCATAAGTGGACCTGCTTCTTCGATAACCGTAGACAGTGTTGATGTATCACAGTTGGGCGCGATTTCTCATCGATCTAAGCTGCCTAAAGCGAGGCAGACGCGAGATGGTGACTCTATCGATCGAGAATTTGATGTAATCTTTCATCTTGCTGCTTTATCCAGGATACAGCCTAGTTTTGATGATCCAAAAGGCACGCATGACACAAATGTTACTGGGACTGTTGAAATATTAGAAATGGCTAGACGATGCGGGACCAAAGTTGTATATGCGGGGTCAAGTTCTTTTTATTATGATCCTTACGCCAACCCATATACTTATACAAAATGGATTGGGGAAGAATATTGCAAACTATATAATAATGTTTATAATGTTCCTGTTGCGATAGCTAGGTTTTTTAATGTGTATGGTCCAGGATGTGCTGTCGATGGCCCATATTCTCCTGTGGTTGCTATATTTGAAGATCAAATTGCCAGCAATAAGCCTTTAACTATAACCGGGACAGGTGAACAACGGAGAGATTTCATTCATGTTCATGACATAGTCGATGGGCTTATTGCTATGTCGTTCATGCCGCAGAGTATTATGAATGCCGAAATTTTTAACTTGGGATCCGGTAAAAACATATCAATAAACGAATTAGCAGAAATGTTTGATCCTAAACACATAACTTATATTCCAACCAGGCAGGGTGAGGCTGATTCTTCTCTTGCTGATATATCATTAGCCAGACAAAAGCTGGGGTGGAAACCTAAGATTAATATTGAGGATTATATCAAAGGGTTATAGAGAATTTTTTGGGAGCAAACCCCAATAATTTTCTGTGTTGTGGGTTTTTTGGAACCCCGCTAGTCATGAATGATGAACCCGCGACCCGCGACCCGCTATCATGTCCACTGCTTGGGTTATATAGCTGGGTAGAATGTAGGCTGGAGCGTCCAAAATATTTTCCGCCCAATTTATTCTTGATAGCCAATTCTATCAGATTTTCATTTATAATGTTTAGTTTCATTATTCGAACTTATGAACAGTATTACCGCCATCTTTCATTTGGTCTAAATTGGGGTTGAACCCAAAATTTTGTTCTGACCATTCTTTTTGTTCTTCTTTAAGTTCGTCGATGATTGTTGGCACTATATCAAGTGCTTTGCTTCTTTCTTCTAGTGGGATTCCTTGAGCCAATAGCTCTTTTTCCATAGCAATTCTAAACGTGGGGTCATCTATGTATTTATAATTGTGGACTTTGCCAAATGCTTGGCAAAAGCTGTCATGGAATGGTGATTCTGCTGCTTTTAAAGCGAACATTTCAGTAATTTGACCGTGGAGTTGTTGATAGCCACGTTCAGATTCACCATTTCTGTCAGCATCATCGCCATTTTGATAGCCGGATGATTTTTTATCATCATGAAATGCTAAACCCAATTTTGCGTCATGTTGAAGCATTGTGTTGATTGCTTCAGTTAATAATTTTTCGGTTTTGCTAAGCATACCAACCTCCCTTATGTTAACCAATTAAATTATTTTTGATTTGGCACATCTTTAATTACTCATGACAAATCGTGATAAAATAAGTCGTTTTGACCAGGTAATGATTTTAACTACCAAGAATATAGATTATTTATCTGCACCCCCTGATACTGAAATATCCCCGCATGGGGTATGGTCTGTGGTGGCCGCAGTTGGTGATAAATTGATGCTTGCTAAAAACACTATGCTGGTGAAAATTCCGCCTTCAGATGTGAAATTAATTGCCAAACATGACTCTGACAAATTATCCAATTTAATAAAAGGATTATTGCAAAATGGCGAAAAAAGAAAAGAAAGAAAAAAAGATCCCCAGTGATCTTGATGATTTGCGATCTATGATTGAACAGGATCATGGCGATGGGTCAGTGATGCTTGGTAAGAATGCTATAGCCAATGTTGATGTGTTTCCCACTGGTGTTCTTACGTTAGATATTGCCCTTGGCGCGGGCGGTATTCCGCGAGGTAGAATCATCGAGTTATTTGGTCCTGAAAGTAGTGGTAAAACTACCACATGCCTCCAAATAATCGCAAATTGCCAAAAAACTGAAGTTAAAGAGAAAAATCGTACTGGGGTATGCGCGTTTATCGATGCTGAACATGCTTTAGATCCGAATTGGGCTGAAAGCATTGGTGTTGATATTGACAAAATGATGATTTCTCAGCCCGATTTTGGAGAACAAGCTTTAACTATCGCAGAGCAAATGGCAGAATCAGGACTTATTGACTTAATAGTAATTGATTCTGTTGCGGCTTTAATACCGCAAAAAATGTTAGATGGCGAGTTGGCAGCTAATACTATTGGCGCGCAAGCTCAGATGATGTCTAAATCCTTAAATAGGTTGAAAAGTAAATGTGCTAAAAGTTTAACAACTATAATTTTTGTGAACCAAATTAGAATGAAAATCGGCGTTATGTTTGGCAGTCCGGAAGATACTCCTGGCGGTAGAGCATTGAAATTTTATGCTTCTGTGCGTATGGATATTAGAAGAATTGGGGCGATAAAATCTGATGGTCAGACAGTGGCAAATAGGACAAAAGCTAAGATTATTAAAAATAAAGTGGCACCACCGTTTCAAGAGGCAGAGTATGATATTTGTTTTGGTGAAGAACGGGAAGTTAGTGGCATCGATGCTTTAGGTTCTGTGTTTGATGTGGCCGTTGAAGAAAAAATTATTGGGGTAAAAGGGTCTCATTATTCATATGACGGTGTAAAGCTGGGTAATGGAAAGAATAATGCGATATCACAATTGCGTAAGAATAAGGAATTGATTGAAGAAATCAAAGAGAAAACATATAATAATGTATTTGATAAGAAGCACAATAAGCCATTGCTGGAACAAGACGCAGAAGATCTTTTGGGTATTGTACCAGACGGAGATGAGGATATAGATGAATCCATTGTATAAAATTGATGATGTGGTTTATCTCAAAGAATCTGCGGCTTTGGGATATTTGGAACCCATGAAAATTAGTGGCATCGTAAGTGGCGCTGCTAGTAAGTGGTTATATATTATTAATGCCAAGATTAAAAACCCCACACCTGTTGCCCATTTCGGTGACAGAATAGGTCATGTAGCAGACACCAATTTGTATTTTACTGAAGACGAATTGATTGTTTTATGTGATGCTTTGACATTGGCAGAGGCAAATGCTAAAAGACAATTGTTGAATATTCAATTGCAAAAAGACGCATTATGCCCCACAACAACAACAACAGTTAGCACCAGCGGGACTAGCGGCACGGCTTAAATATGGTTACTGATATACTAGATAAACTTGATGATGTTGATGAAAATGTATTTGGAAAGTATCAAGAAGAGGCAATAGTATCTCTTGCTTTAGATCTTCCTGAATTTTTCTCTTCTGTAGGTCGTTTTATCACGCCATCTATGTTCTCCCGTGTGGAGACACAATATATTATGGCGAATATTTTGAATGAAATAGAGAAAAATGGAACGATTCCAACTAGAAAATTATTTAAAGATCATATAGAAAAAACCATAACGGAAGATGAACCATTTGAGGAAGTTCTTAGGATTATTGATAGAAAGTCCAATCCCAGAGAAGTTCCTATGATAAAAGATACGCTTATCAAATGGGCGAAGAGTAAAGCGTATGGGATGGTGTACAGTGAGGAAGTCCAAGATGCCTATTACAGGGGTGACTATTCTCAATTAGAGGCAATTATTGACGAAGCCCATAAAATAGCTGATGTTGGGGACAGTGGATTTTGGTTCTTTGAAGAAGTAGAATCTCTTTTTAGTGACGATGCTATTGAACATCGTACGACTGGATTTCCCAAACTTGATAAATTATTGAATAATGGGGGGCCATCTCCTGGCGAAGTGGTTTGTTGGATGGCCGCGACTAATGTTGGAAAATCAATTTTGCTTGTCAACAATGCTATATCATCATTGAAAGGCATGAACGGCGATGGTGACACCGGACAGGATGTTTTGCTGGTCACATTTGAATTAGACAAAATCAAAACTGGAATGCGTTGTCTTGGGTCATTGGCCGGTGTTGACACCAATAATATAAATGATCACGAGGAATATGCCAGAAGGGTTATAAAACAAACGGGCGCTTCTTATAAGAAAAAGCTATGTATATATGAGTTGCCGCCAGACGAATGTAGTGTTGACCATATTTATGCGGTGGTAGATAATCTTAAAAGATCCAAAGGTTGGAAGCCAGACGTTATAATTTTGGATTACCTAGAACTAATGGTAAGTAGGGTTAAAGACTACAATCGAGAAGAATATACTAGACAAAAACATGTTGCTACGGAAGTGCGTGGTTTGGCAAAAAATGAAGGTGTCCTTGTCTTCACAGCTACACAAACTAATCGTAGTGGCCAAGGTTCTGCTGAACTAATTGATTTAAATAAGTCTGCAGAAAGTTATGGTAAAAATATGCCGCTTGATTATGTTGTCAGTTTAAATCAAACTGATCAAGAGAGGCAAGCAGAACCCCCTCGGTTGCGGTTTTTTGTGGCCAAAAATCGTAATGGGCCTAAGCATGGAACAATTTCTTGTGAAATAGATTATAGTAAAATGCAAGTAAGGGAGCAACGTTGATGAAGGCCAGAATTATTATAGATGTTAATATATCAAGAACCTTGGTGGAAACTATGCAGCGTTCTGGATTTCAAGTTTGTCAGGATGGGTCATCTATGCAAATTAAAATTCAGAATTCGAATCCAGTAACTCGTAGGGCGAAAGTGCGGATTCTTACAGAAAACGTAGATAAAGATTGTGAATGTTTAATCAATTGCAACAAATGAAAGGTCTATCATGGTTATGAAGAGCAAATCGCTTGAACAGCAAGAGCAACAAGAGCAACAAGAGGCAGAAGAGCGACAAAAGGCAGAAGGAATCGCAGAATTTCCTTTATCTGTTGAATCTGTTATCACCGATTCTGCTATTTTAGTAAGGGAAGTTCCTTGTTGCAATGATTTTGTTGCAATATTACAATTTCAATATGAATCTGCGTCTGGAATCGAATTGCCTGGAGAGACTTCGCTTAAACCAGAGGGGATGATTGTAGGGGTTGGGCCTGGCCTTGCGCAGGCTGGCATCAGAGCAGAATCACAATTAATGCTTGGCGATGTGGTGATGTTTATGCCAAAGTCAGTGTCGGCCACTATTGAATCTAAAAGTGGTCCGTATACTGGTAGGACTGTTAGGATTTTGTCAGAAAAAGCTATATTGTGTAAATTACAACCCATTCCCTTTGAAGTGGTCGACTGACGATGCCTAATTATTTATATATTTGTAATACGTGTGAGGAAAAGGCGACCGAAGAAAAAGGCAAACCTTTGACGCATAGCGAAGAGCTTGATGTAATATTTGAAACATATTATTCGATCAATGCTCCTGGCGATGTGATTGAAGGAGCCACGGTATGCCCAAGGTGTAATGGTAAAGACACTGCCCAAGCATTCCATCATAATAGTTATTCAGGGTATGTTCGTGGCGATGGATATTTAGACAAAGAAGGCGCTAGAAGAGACATGAATGTTTATACCTTGCAAAATAATGATCCATATGCTCCCATGCGAGAACCCGGAGAAGTTGACCACAAAATAGTGGAATTTAAAAATGCAGGGAAGCATTCGGGTAAACCCAAAAAGCATTATGACATGTCTTCTAGAAATATGGAAAAAGCAGTTGAAAAAGTTGTTAAAAAGAAGCCTAAATCTGATTAATAATTTCTTTGTATTATAAAAACAGGCAATAACATGGAAGCAAAATGCGATCTTTATATGTTTATTCATTGTTTGATAATGTATCGGGCCGCCCTTGTTGCACTGGTATAAGGGCAGGTGGTAGAACAATTATTCGTGATTTATACAGACCAGGGTCTGGTAAAACAATAAAAACCATAAATGATGCCAAAAAAGAAATTAAGGATATTATTTTAAAAGTAAATTCTGCTAATAAGCAGATAATTACATCTGATTTTAAATCTCATATTCATCATTTTGATCTTCCATTATTTAATAAAGCATACAATGTTTATGATATGCATTTGCCGGATATTAAATCTAGTGGGATGCAATCTAAAGATGTAATGGTGGTCAGGAAAGTTTTAGATAAATTAGAAAAATCTAAACCTAAAGAATATAATAAAATTATGGCAAATGCCGCAGTGGTTTATCAAAATATGGAAAATAATGGTGTGTTGCTTGATTATGAATTGGTGCATCCTAAATGGTCACAAAAAACATTTTCTGGAAGGAGTAAAACAACCGGTTTTAATATTCAAGGAACCACAGATAAGCATGGTATTTCTTTCCCTGGCAGTGAAAATTATGTTTTCATCCATTTCGATTGGATTTGTGCTGATATCAGAGTGGCATCGGTGTTGTCTGGCGATAGCCAATTATGGCATGCATTTGATCAATCAGACCCTTATTCACACATGCAAGACGTTTTAACAAAAAAGAGTACTGGTACTGGGACGATTACCAGAGATGAATGCAAACTGCATTTATTAAAATCAATAAATTCAATGGATACTTCTAGTATTGCTCTTGATGAAGTTTACCCTCAACTTGGTAAATGGATTAAAAAATGTAAGCGTAGTATGCAAAATGGCGATGGCAATCTAAATTCTTTGTTACATAGAAAATTTAGGGTGAAATATGCTAAAAATAATTTGGCAGTTCTGAATGGTGCGATGCAGGGGTCTGTGGCGCATGCTATGCAAATTACTATTAGAAAAATATGGGAATTAGTTGGTGATAGATTGGTGGCAGAAATTCATGATTCTCTTGTGATATGTTCAAGGAGAGATCCTAAAAGTATTAAAAGTACTATAGATGCGGTTGCGCCTGCCATGCTTTATCCGTTTAAGGACATATTGGATGATAATCCATCTTTTCCGTTTCGTGTAAGCATTGGAAAAACCTGGAAGAAATGGGTTCCGTATTTGACATATCGAGAATCGGGGGCTAAAAATGCCACGTAAGAACGATCTTAAAAGAAAATGCAGACTTGAAAAGAAGAAAAGAAGAAAAGAATTAAAAAGTAAAAAACGGAAATTATCACGAATTAAACGAAACAAAATTGAAAATATTAAAGGACAAGTGGCAGAATCTACAAACCCAACATTCAACAAGTCTGTTTTTTCTGAAAATATCGATAGTTCGGTTAAACAATTGAATGTATTTAAAAAACCTATGACTAAAGTATTTGACAAATCTGCGTGGAAGTCTAATGATGACCAAGAATAATGAAGTCCCAAAATGGGTAAGTGAAAATTTACCACCGGAACTTGCCAATTCAACATTGTTTAAATTTAAAGTGAATCTTCCTAATGGTATAGAAGTAGAAGTCGATATGCTTCCAGATATAGATACTGACTACGACATATTACAAGAACAACTGCAAGACATACCAGCACAATATACTTATTGGGCCGCTATGTATTCTGAAATGAAGAGTTTGGTTTCTGTTGCGGAAAGGAAGGTTAAAGCTCGAAAGGGTGAATGTATTGAAGAAGTTTTACAATCGTACCGAGATGAAGGTGTTAAGCCCCCATCGGTGGACCAAGTGAAATCGATAGTAGAAAAGGACAAAGAATTACAAAAATTAGACCTTAAGTATGCATTGGTTCAAAAGCATGTGGGTAAAATGTGGCATATGGTTGAAGCTCTAAAGCTTAAAGCTGAAGTCCTAAGATCATTAGCCGGGTTCAAAAGACAAGAATTGACTGAAAGCTAAAAATTAAAAGCTAAAAATTCGAAATTCGAAATTCAAAAAGGAAAAAGGAAAAATTATGGCTTATGATGTCCAAGCAATTCGTAAAAAACTCCAAGGTTCTTCCCGTGGCAGATTTAATGATCCGGATATGTTCAAACCTGAAAAAGCTCAGGATCAAATAATTCCGCTCAAGTATCGATTCTTTGTGTTGCCCCCTATTATGAAAGGCGATACAACTAATTCGGGTCCAGCAGCAAAAAGTATGGAGCAATTTTTTGTAACGCATGGTAACCATTGGGTAAACGATCGACCCCATCCTTGTCCGAGGATTTATAGTGAGGGTGCAGATGAATGCCCTATTTGTAGTTTTGGATTTGATCTTCTTAGAGAAGAACAAAATCAAGAAAAAAGGCGATTGATTCTTAATCAATGGATGCCTCAAAGTTATTATATGGTGAATATTTATTTTCCGCCTGTAAAGACTAATCCTGAGGATTTGCGTGGAAAAGTTAAGTTTTATAATGCATCTAAAACATTGTTTGATCAATGGACGTCATGTCTTTTGAGAGATGACGCTGGTGATCCAGAAGACCCACAAGCGTTTGGCGTCTTTTTTGATGAGAGTGCTGCTTTTTGTTATCAGCTTGAAGTTTTAAAATCTGGTAGGAACAATAGCTACAAAACCAGCAAATTTTTACCCAATGGCGGTGAACCCGTGGCTATAGCCACCGCCGCTAAAACCATTAATAAAATTTTAGACAGTAGAATAGATTTGTACTCTAAGATTGAAGAGCCTGATTTGGATAAAATCAAGCAATTGGCCAATGCCATGGTTAATGGTGATGATGATGATGGATTTGATGAAGACGAAACTTCGCCAAAGTCATCTGCGAAATCTGCGGTCGCTGAATCTACGACTAATGTAAATTCAGATAGTCTTGAAGATGAAGTTCCGTTTGTTGTCGACGATGACGATGACGCTGTTGCTGGTAACAGTAAAACAATTGCTGATGACAGCGAAGATGACAGCGAAGATGCCAATAAAGAAATTGAAGATCTTTTGGGGCAGTTGGACGAAGACGACGATTAGTCTTTGAATTTTAAAAATTCCAAAGGGCGAAGGGATGTTTCTCTTCGCCCTTTGGTGTATTATGGCAAAGGTTCATTGTGGATAAGAAGATTATATTGTTGATAGACGCCAAAAATGCCTTATACAGATCTGTATATGCAGTGAAGAACAGTGATTGGGGTAAAGATCGCCATGCATTTGTTGCTTTATTGCGGCAAATATCTGGATGGATTAACAAGTTCAGGCCGTCTTCGGTTCATATGTTTTGGGATGCTCCGCGAAAGGAAGTGTGGCGCAAAGACTTGTTGAAAACTTATAAAAGTAACAGAGATAATAATACTTATATTGAAGATGTGTCAGCAGATATTAATTCACTTCAAGAAACCACCCGTGAGTTCATGAAGTATATGAATGTCTTTCAATATAAACGTAAAAGAATGGAAGCAGATGATTTGTTATATGCTGCGTCTTTGGTTTTACACCCTAACAATACTGTAATAGTGTCTACTGACAGTGACATGATCCAAATACCATATATGCTGGGAAGCTCATCGGTATATAATCCCAAAAATGATCGAGTATTAAGTTTTGATTCTAATTCCACAGCCTGCGCTGAAAGATCGAAGCAGCACATACCTGAACTTTTACCTAATGAAGGAGTAAATCCAGCTTGGCAAAAAGCATTGACTGGAGATAAAGCAGATGCCATTGAAGGGTATCGTGGAATAGGTCCCAAGAAGTCCGCAGCTTTGTTGCAGTCCCATTCTGGTTTACAGGAATTTTTAGACATTAAAGGTAGAGAAAAATTTATTAAAAACGCAATGCTGGTGGATTTAGCATTATGCCCATCTTTATTGGCCAACCAATTGTATATAAGGAAGAAGCTAGCTGTTGGCGTGGAATTTTCTAAACAAGAAATAATAGGGTTGATCCAAAAATACAAAGTCAGCGGTTTAATGTCAGAGTACACTGATTTAATAGTACCATTTATGAATTTGGAAGGCACCGGAGAATAAAAAATGGCAATTAGCATACATGTGGCGCAAGTTGGGTTTTTCGCAGTTGATGCCACAACTGGTTTGAAACTTAATAAAGATTCTAACAACGTGACCATCAACCAGATGAAAAATACTGAACAGCGGCATTTGATTATCCCCGACACTGGGATACCAAATTCTACCAGTTCGCCAAGTGTAAAAGAATATTTAGAATTAGAAGCATCTTCGGATTATATTCTTGGCCATATGGATCAGTACACAATTGTGACTTATGATCGTGGTGGTGTGAACAGCGCAACATGACCCTTTATGGCTTAAAATCATGTCTCAATTACGTTGGACCCCAAAAAGAAAAGACTACATATCTCAGGCGGAATTGCCTGAATATCGTCAAGAAAATTGCCCCATTGTTTGCCCATTATTGGGGATGGTGCAGTTTACCGATGTGGTTGACCATGATCATAAAACTGGCCGCATTCGGGGTGTCGTGTCTAATGAAGGGAATGTTTTACTAGGTAAAATTGAAAACTGTTATAGAAGTCGATGTGTGAATTCTGAGTGGGATTTGCCCGAAGTGTTGCGTAAGCTAGCGAGTTATTTAGAGGAACAGCAAGGGCCATTGCATCCAGTTGGGGTCAGACAATTAACTAAAAGATTTGGGCGGTTTAAAAAGAGCAAGCAGCATGAAATATTGATTCGAGAGGGTGCTGAAGCTGATACAATAAATGCTTGCGATAATAGCAAGGAAAGAACTAAACTTTACCGCGAATATTTAATTGGAAATTGAAGCATGGCTTGTTGTGGAAAGAAAACTGCTGCGACGATGCCAATTGCTCGTACGGTTGGTTCGCATGACGCTATCAAGTTTGCTTCTAATCCCAAAATTGTGTTAAACCCCAAGATGTTGTCGGTTGTTAAAAAACCAACCCGTCCTGTGAATGATGTAGAAAAACATAGAGCATGAGCATGAGCATGAGCAAAGAAAAGAAATTTAATATTACTAAAGTGTATACTCAAAAAATTGAAGGATCTGGTAAAACAGTTACGGTTAAAGAATTTTCATGTTGTGGTCCTGAATCTGCCAAAAAACCAAAGAAAGTGCGGAAATAAATGTCTTGTTGTGGTTCTAATAATGCGAAAAATATAAGATCACAACCAATATATAAACATAATCAGCCCAAAGTAGTTGCTGTTCAGAGGATTGATGGGGATAAAAATAGAACTACGACTGTTAAAAGTTTAAGTTCTTCATCTCTTTCCGTGAGACGGCAACATAGAACCCCACCTAAAAATTGTGCAAAGTGCGGCTTCCCATTAATGATGGTAAATACTAATAGTACTCAAATATTGCAATGTTCCAATGCTAATTGTAGACACATACTGAAATGATTGACATTATTTCTCACGCCGCCCATTGGCTATTGATTGTTATAGCAGTTGAGCGTGTAACAGAACTTATCACTACTTCAGAAATTTTTGCTCCTGTTCGCAATTATATTAAGGGCCACGCTTATCGATATTCCGATCCATCTGAAATTTCAAAATATAGGAAATTGTTAATATGGTTGGATAAATTGGTTTCTTGTGGGTATTGCACGAGCGTTTGGGTTTCTTTGGTTTTTGTTTTAACTTTTATAGGTAGAGATATAACGTTAGTAATAAATGTGTTTGCGATACATGGACTTGCCAACTTGTATCATTCAATATTTGAATTGATTCGAAGGGGTAGAGTAAATTCCCATGATTTTGTTCTAAAGCATGATGTTAATATTTTGGATTCGGCAACGGATGCCCAAGACGATGCGGTAGACTCAAATTCGCATGAAAGTATAATTGATGAGTGACAACCTTCGGAAAGCCCGTGAAAGGACTGCTAGGCGTCTTGATGAGAGCATATTTGACCCTGTAGAAATACGAAGCATCAATGATATTAAAAGAGCACTGTCAGAATTTGACCCGTCGAAGAATGGTACTCATAATAGTGTGCCTATTAAGGCTGATTTAGAAGATAACCAAAAATATGCCGTAGTATCTAGCACGATTTCTAGAAGTAAGAGAGATATGTTGATAGAAGGATTTGATGTTATAAAGAGGCAAATAGGACCACAAAATAAAGAAATAGTGCCCGTTAACGTGGATGGTGTAAACATGCTACCGGCAATGGCTGGAGATGCCTCCAACACATTCAGTTGGATTGACCCACTGGTAAAACAATGGTTGGGTGGTGAGCGCAAAGGATTATTCATATATTGGAATGTTGATGGGATACGATATAAATACGATATTTATGAACACAAATTGACAAAGGTGCTATATGCAAGTTGAATTACCACCATTAGCGAATTATATAAGCATTGTCGACTATATCCCAGAGTATGGGGATCATGTAGTTTGGTGCAAATGGTTCACAACTTGGCATGGGGTAGTCACTGGTTTTGATGTAAATAAAAATGAAGTGGATATTATATTTGAGGGTTCACCGTTTTTGTTGTTTACTCTTGATGCATCAAAACATGAAAAATATACACACACTATGAAATTGCCAAAAATAAAATCATCAATTAGGGGTTCTTGGGCGGTACTTAGACATGACACACAGCGTAATGACACAATATGGTACGTCTAGTTTACCAGAAATATTGCCATATCCGAAGCTTTTACCTTTTGAATCCACTAAATCTATTCATGATATATTTTGCTATGTAATAAAACATTATGGCAGCGATGGGTTGTCTGTGTTGATATACCGTGTTCCATCAGATGACGATGTATATATTGTGTGCGGAGATTGGTATGGTAATAAAATAGATTTAGTGGTTGATGGAAATGGTGATACGCCTTTGTTGCATGAACCGGCTGTGGGATTTTTAGAAAGTCATGCCGCAGATTTTTTGAATATGATGAGACTTGTCAAAATAGAACAGGCGCAATATTATTTTGCAGTATGCGATGGCGAGTTGGTTTTGGTTGATATGAGGTTGTCTCTTAATAAATTTGCTGGCCCTGGAATGATTAGAGATATATTTGGTAAGTTGATTAATGTGCAAGATTCTATTAAAACAGAAATTATTGATATTAGGGCGATAGAAGCGATTGAGAAAGGTGCTGGCTCTTATGAAGGTGATTTGATACTTAAACCAAGTAAATTTAAGATGTATCATCACCAAAGTGACA